AACTATTCCATTTAAAGGATGATAGTGTAGAAAGGCTTGAAGTGCAGGGTTTGTTCTTGGAACTCTCAAGAACCCATCTTCAAACATAATTGGCTCAAGTATTGCATTTCCATCTTGTTCATCCTCGAAAGGAGACTTTTGATTTATTGCGTATCTAAGAGCACGATTTTCATTCTTTTTTTCATCATACCACATTAGTGGAAACCTTGGATGATTTCTTGCCGCTAAGCTATATGAAAGCGGACTTCCTGCTTTTAATCTATAGATTTTATCTACTGAAACTACTGTTGCCATTTTTATTAAGATTTAATTTAATTTAATTTTTAAATATAAAAAGGAGAGTGTCTTTAAAGACACTCCCCGTTTTACTATATACTATCCGAAACGGAATAATACGAAGTTGTTTGCACCTAAAGTACATACGCATCTCTCAGACAAGAAGTTAACCTCCATTGCATCTAAGTCAGATGTTTGAGCACCACCGGCAGAACCTGTAATCCACGTTTTGTATCTACGGTCTTCAGCTTCTGAAGCACGGTATCTAACGTGTAAGAAAGGTCTCTTAGCGTTTTTACCCATAATTTGGTCGTACACTGAAGTAGAACCGGCAGGAACCATAAGACCTGTGATTGTACCTGTTGCAGTTGCAGCAGTGTTGTTCAATCCACCTCTCATAGTTGGGTCATTTAGGTATTTCCAATCAGACTTGTAGAAATCGTAACCTCTACGGAATCCTGTGAATCCTAAGTTTAACGCCATATCAACATCATTATCGAATAAACCGAAAGATGCAGATTGAGCAACACCACCTGAAGTGTACCCATTTAATGTTGCCAACATATTGTCGATGTCGAAAGACAATCCACGATTAACAAACACTACGTTTTCTTCGATAGCTCCTTGTTTGTCCAAACGAGAAACGATAGAATCCCACTCATTTAAAGAAGTTGGAGAACCACCACCCCAAACATTTCCTCTGTTGTTAACAACGTAGAAGATACCTTCAGAACCCATCATACCTGCTGTTTTAGCACCTGAACCGGTAGCTGCAGGAACTGCTTCAATCATAGAAGTCTCGATGTAGTCTTCAAAACGTAAACGAGTTTCGTGCTCTGATTTCAAATACCACAAGTAACCTGTAGCACCATTCTCAGTAGTAACTTCAACCCATCCGATTTGAGCCATATCAGAACCATTAACCGCATATTTATCTTTCAAGATAATTGGGTTGTTGCTGTAGATGTCATCTTCAGCTTCTAATGAACCAACCATTCCGTTAGTTCCTTTTTTGAACTCAGAACCGTAAATGAATACAGTACATTGAGTAGATACAGCAAAAGCCTGTCCTGATGCTTCGTAGTAAGCTACTGCGAAAGTAGTTGCCGAAGGAACTGAAGTAACGATTGCTTTGTTAAACACACCTGTGGTGTTGTTTTGAATCATTACAGTTTGACCAACTCTAATAGCGATGTAAGTAACACCTGAATCAGCAACTGTGAAAGTAGCTGTGTTAGAGTTAATTGCTGCTGCTGAAGTACAGTTGGTGTACTTAATGTGAAGACGACCTTGTTCTGCCCATTTGATTTGGTCAGAATTAGAAGGCATCTCTGCGCCTACCATTCTCAAGAATGATGCGATTGTTCTATTACCATAACGCTCAAATTCTTTTTCGTAAGTATCAGGAAGATACTGATTCAAGAAGTTGAAGTTAGTAATATAGTTTGTCTGTAACGCTACTTGCTCCGCTGCCGGTTGTAATGCAAAAGTAGGCGTTGATAATAATGAACCTGCCATTTTGATTAATTTTTAAAATTTATATTCGTTTTATACTGCGGATTTTTAGGCTTTTACCGGAATCAGGGTTTACCGCTTTTACCTGCATTCCATCCATTGTTTTTGTAACTTGAGGAACTTTAGTTTCAGACATTTGAATGTTCTTAATACCTTTCATTGTTCCATCAATTGCATCTGCTTGACCTTGTTCGTAAAAGAACCTTGCAAACCTCTCAGGATTCATAGCAACAGCTAATGACCTATGATAACCTGCCGCATCCTTAATTAAGCCTTGCTCGTCTAAAAACTTATTTATAAAGTTTGAAGGTGTAGCTTGTGCCTTTTTAAGCTCATTGGCATCTCCGGGATTGAAAGTGATTCGCTTATCATTAACATTGAACTCAAAACCTTTGAACTCTCTGTTAAATACCTCATCAGTTTTTTGGTTAAACCAATTTCTTTTTCTTTCATTTTCCTCGTCAATAGTCTTCGCCTGCTTGGTATATTGCTTGTAGCTTTCATAAATTTCTTTTTCCTCTTCAGGAACAAATGCTGTACTTGACTCAAGTGGCACTTTGTATTGTTCTTTTTGAGCATTAAAAAATTTTTTAGCTTCTGCAACCGCCTTTTTTGTTGCAATCTTAATTCTTTTGATTTGTGATTCATCATCAATATCTTCGTCATATCGATAGTCATCCATCAAAGAATCAATATCATCAGCATCAAGTCCTTCTTGAGTTGCTGATAAATAATTTCTAAGTAAACTTTCAGGGTCCATTGAGTCAAAGTCTTTCTTGAGACTTAGGAAATCCTCAAATCCTCTTCCTGTTTCCTTTTTATATTTCATATAAGCAGCAACATCTTCAGGTAAAGCCTCAGCTTCTTCCCTTTGAGCTGTTAATTCATCTAATGAATTAATCTGCTTATTGTATCTTTTTCCAATATATGAAAGAACTCTTTGTTCATCTAACTCATCATCTATTTCAGGAGTGTCATCTACGTGAGTATCATCTACGTGAGTATCATCTACGTGAGTATCATCTACGGTATCTCCCTGCCCGGGTATATTAACACTCTGAAATTGTTGCTCGTGTTTCTCAAGTAATTCTTGTTCAACTTGAGCAGTTCCTTTTTCTTCTATACCATCTAATAACCTTACTTTAATTTCCATTTGATTTGATTTAATTTTTTACAAAGCTATACATTTTTTTTGATATTTTAACGAGGCTCAAATTCTCCTAAATCAAATCCATCTAAACTATCTTCATTTGATTCAAAATTCAATGGAGGTAAGTTGTTCTTTCTTTGATTTATAAGTTTAGACTGTTGAGTATTTTGAAGGCTAACACGCTTATCTTTAGCATCTTCCTTCAATTGGTCTCTTTGGGATATTTTATTGACTTCCATATTATTTAACTCTAAATTGTAATTAAACTCTTCAGCCATTAAATGAGATTTTAGTTCAGCTTCTACTTGCATAGTCTTAATGTTATATTCAGTTTCCATCTGCTTTAATTGCATTTTCATCTGTAACTGACTTTGCATATTTTGCATAGCTGTTTGTGCAGCCAATTGTTGAGATTGTATTTGCTGTTGAGAAGTCATAGCTTGCTTTTGCATTTCTAATTTTTCTTCTCTATCTTGTTTCTTAATTCTTTTTTGTTTTAATAATTGATTTGCAAGTTTAATATTTCTAAGCTCACGAATATCAATAGCATCTTCGAGGTTAATGTCTCCTTTAGACAAAGCCATCTGTACATTAGCTTCAAGCTGTGCTTTTTGCTCTTCATCAGGTGCAACTTCAATAAAAATACCAAAGTCATAAATGTAAAGGTCTGCAATATCTGATAATATAGATACGTTGTATCTACCAATTTGATTAATGAACTCATCTTTAAAATCAGAGTATTCTAAAATATCTGCAATTCTATAAGTCAATGCCTCAGACATTGAGCGAAAAATAAACAATCCACTATCAAGTACGTGTCGAGTAGCTGTGTTTGAATTAAGAGCTGCCAATTTTTGTAATCCAACTAATGAATTAGGGTCAGGAGTAGAACCATCTCTCGCCTCATTAAGACCTGTTACGGTTCTAATCATATCCATATAGTGATTATAATTAGCAATAAGCATTTGGGTTTTACCTGTTCCGTTATTTGAGTTTAATTGGGTAATTGGAACTTTGGCATTATTAAAGTCTCCATCTTGAGTGAAACTTCTACCTACAACGGAACCTGTTTGGAAATATAGTCTTAATGCATCCTCAGGATTGTAAGCTGCTCCATTACCTAAGTCAACTTCATTAAGACCATCGGCATCAATAAACACCCCATCAGGAACAACACGATTAATTACTTGTTGTAATTTTAAATGAGTAAGTTGGATGAGGTCGGCAAAAGGTATCATTCTACGAACTAAGGACTCTATAGCTCCTTTGTACATTCTTGGAGCGCAAGCTATATAGTTTGGTAATGCGTGTTGCGATGCAGATTTTGGTCTAACCATATTCTCAGACAATTTCCACTGTAAAAGTATATTGGTTCCCATTACCATAATACCTTCATACCACACATCGATAGTTTTTTCTATCTTTTCAAAATTACCTTCTTCCATCATTTCTGTTGGAGGATTGAAGGTATCATCTTTTTGTATTACACGAGACCCACCATTGTCAAGTATTTTCTTTTTATAAACTATCTTTTTAGTAGTCTTATAATTAAAATACATCAACGTGCAAGTGTCTCTTGAAAATACGCTATTCTCGTAGAATTGAGCTACATTGTAGTAGTCATACCATCCTTGGCTGTATTGGGTTATCTCTTGTAATTGTTCTTTTGTTAGACTTTGGTCAATCTTCATTAACTCAGTGATTGCCATAGTTTTAATTTCTCCCCAATAGAAACAATCTCTAAAGTAAGGGTCTTCAGTATAACTGTAAACAATATTGGCAGGGTCAACGTATGATATTTTAACTCCTGTACCTTGAAGAAATTCGTGCTTAGCTATTGAGATTCCAAGTACTGTAGCATCATAATCAAGTCTTTTACGAATGTCATCATAATGATTAACATCGAACATTGTATTTAGAGCTTCTTCTTCTGCAATTTCAATAGCCGGTTTGTAGTTTAACTGCATATACAACGATAATTCCTCATCGGTATTAGGCAATTCCTCCGGGTCCATAACAAAAGGGTCAACTCCTGACAGGTCTTTAATCTTTGTCAAGATTTCTTTTCCTGCCATTTGAGATTCCATCATCTCTTGGTATTTATTTCTCTTAGCTTGAGACATAGCATCTTGTGCGTATGCCTTAACTTTGAACAACCTCTCAGACATTCCATTTACAACAATGTCAACGAATTTAGGTATAACAGGGACAGGTGTCCAATCCAAGTTTAAATAAGATAAATCTCCATCAATAGCTAATTCGTTCTTGTATTTACCTACTGATTGTTCTCCTCTTGCGTATAGTCTTAATCTATGAAACTCTCTCCATTGACTATAATATCTACAATTGTTACCATCCTTTCTAAACCATTCATATTGGATAGCTTGACCAACTTGTAGCCCAAATTGTTGAGATGATTTTTCCGCATCAGTAGCTAACTGACTTGGAAAAGCTGACGATGTAATATCTATTGTTACGTTTTTCATTGGATTAATTGACTTGTTGAACCATCATTAGAATACCTTGCGAAGTTAATACTTATTTTTGAATCTTTTTTCTCGGGTAAATATAAATGCTTCTGATTAGCCATAATAGCCAATCCCGAACTAATCGATGCATCAAATTTAGTTCTGTCATTTATATCAAACTTCGCCCAATCTTCTAATGTTCTTGTAAAAGGCATAGTACCCATATCTCCTCCATCTCTGTAATCTCCCGTAAAATCTATACCAATATATTTCTCTATGTAAGATTCAATTGCAGATGCGTGAGATTGTTTTACGTCTTCAGATGAGTTAGGTATTCCTCCAAGTTCACGTTCAGTTTTTGTTAATTTGTTATATTGTTTGTCAGGTCTATTTAGACAATAATGTCTGTAACCTCTATTTTTAAAATGATAAAGTAATCGAGGTTTATTATTCTCAATTAAAATTGGCATACCGTAAAATACACAAGCCATAAGTACTTCTTCAAAAAATATCTCTGCGGTTTGAGGTCTTGCTATATACTCTAAGAAAAACTCATTTGAAGGAGCATCATCCATATTGAATTTAGTAAGACCGTGCAAAGAGCCATTTGACCCTCTTCCTCCAACTACTGCAGATATATCATAAGAATCACATCCAAACGAACCAATGTGTTCATTGCCGGGATATTTCATTCCGTTTCTTGTATGTACATTATTTTGTAAATGTTTTGCAGGAGTCCAACTAACCAAGAACCTACCTCTTGAATCAGGGGTAAAAACAACCTTAGTATCTTTTATACCATCCCTCCAATGTAATGAGCCACGGGTAGTAAAGTGCTCTTTTATTAAGCTGTCGTTGTAGTCAATCTGTTGATATATTTTAGTAAGATTAAACAAAGACTGTTTGCTCTCATCTCTAAATGCGTGAGACTCTGTTCTTGGGAACTGACGATAAAATTCATTTAATGCATCAGCATCGTTTCTAAGAGAATCAACCTCAGCCTCCCAATAATCAATTGCTCCATTTTTTATCATCATACCATCTACTCCCATTATAGGTTCTTCAGGTTTGAAAAATACAGGCATACCGTATCTATCGATAAATCCTTCCATATTCCACTCCATAGGAATAAACAAGGCATACAATCCGCTTTTTGTTTGACCATTGGCATTACGATTTGCAACAGATGAAGATTCAAACATATCTTTGTAGTTTTGACCACCTTTAGATAATGCGTTTGAAGTTGAACCCATCATACACTTTCCAATTATCTTAGAACCCAATCTAAGACAAGTTTTTGTTACTCGCCAATTCTCCTTGATATTGTTCGGCTTAGTCCACTTACCTGACTCATCGTGAGCCAAGAACAATAATTTTTCTCCATCATAGGAGTTGTCTTCTGTGTTTTTCCAATCTATTGATGTATCTAACCCCTCTATGATTTCACTTTCGGTGTCGTACATATTTTTCTTTGTAATCTTAGATGCAGGTACACGGAAAGCTAATTCTGTTTTTGGCTTATCCATACCATCCATAATAGGCTTGAAGAAGAATGGAAGCCTACTGTTTATTGGAACAACTTTATCAGTAAACATCTTTTTAGCATCAGCACCTGTTTTTGATAATATACCAATTCTTGAATCACGAGCAAGAGTACCAATATTTACACATTCAGATGAAGACATAAATGAAAATCCTGAACGTCTAATTTTTAAGTATATCATACCAAAACTTCTTAAGTCTGCTCTACAGGCTTCCCAAAAAATCCAATAAATTCTATTTGCTTCACGAAAATCAGGATAACCAACATCAATACTTGACCATTGAAGATACATATAATGAGACCCCGTTATATAAGTAGGAACCCCATTATTCATAAACCACACTCCATTTTCTCTACAATCAAATTCGTTTTCTATGTAATCAACCCATCTATTCTTAAATTCAGATGGCATTTCATTCCATTGAAATATTGATTGTATTCTTGAAAGTTGTTTTGGAAGAGGTTCTCTTTCCCAATATTGTTCGGCTTTTGAGTTGTGTCTTTGAAGACACTTTTTTGGAGTTGGAGGCAAGGCAATATAGAGACCTGCAATTTTTACAACATCTCCTATTTGCCCTGTTTTAGAAATTATTACAACATCGTATTGTTCGTTGTAACCATATAGCCAAGACTTATTGCCATTCTTTTTAGTTATAGAATGGGAAGGTATATAGTCTTTGACTACAGTGTATAAATTATTTAGACCTTCTTTCTGCAAATCCTTGTTTTGTATCAGTTTTGTTTACTCCTTTTTCTGACATCTCGATGCTTTCTCTTTCAGCTTCTATTCTGTTGAGAATCTCAAACGCATCAAAGATAGCTAATTTTTTCGTAGCAGCTGCGTTCTTCAATTTGTCAGCGGCTAAGTCATCTCCTTCAGTATTATGATTTAATATTGACTCTTCTGCAACTTTTATAAGTTCTAATACTGCTTTATGTCCGGCAGCAATAATCTTTAATTTTGTTTCTTTAGTTGTCATACGATTATCTATAAAACATTACATACACCATTCTTCCCTCTTTCCAACCCGTGTTTGGATATTTACTATGAAAGTAATTAGAAGGGTACATAAGAGCACGATTCGGTCTATATCCTACTACAGAATGTAAATCCCAATTATCTAAATTGTTTGCTTCTTCCGAAAGGAACCTAT